TTGACTCGCGACATCAGGACCGACCGCCCGGTCGGCGCCATCCCGGAGATCATCATGCTGAATTGGCGGCGGCCCTTCGGGGAGCGGCGGAGCGTTGTCGCGCCCGAGACCAAGGACAGCCGAGTCGGTCCGCTGATCGCCCTGACCAGCGGCGGTCGACCGCGCTGGACGCCGAGAGACTACGCCAGCCTGGCCACCGAGGGGTTCGCCCGCAACGCGGTGGCCTATCGCTGCGTCCGGATGGTCGCCGAGTCGGCGGCGTCGACGCCGCTGGCGGTGTTCGTCGACGGGGTGAGGCGCGACGATCATCCGCTGGCGAGACTGCTGGCGCAGCCGAATCCCGAACAGTCAGGGACGGAGTGGCTGGAGGCCCTCTATGGCGGCCTGCAGACCGCCGGCAACGCCTACGCCGAGGCAGTCGGCGACGAGATCCCCCAGGAGCTGTGGGCGCTCCGCCCCGACCGCGTGAAGGTGGTCCCGGGCCGCGCCGGCTGGCCCGAAGCCTACGAGTACTCAGTGGACGGTCGGTCGCTGAGGATTGGCCGGCAAGCGGATGGCTGGATGCCGGTGATGCAGCTGAAGCTGTTCCATCCGACCGACGATCACTACGGCTTTTCACCGCTGGAGGCGGCTGCGGCGGCGATCGACGTGCACAACGCGTCGAGCGCCTGGAACAAGGCCTTGCTGGACAATGCGGCGCGGCCGAGCGGCGCGCTGGTCTATGGCGCCGCGGACGGCGAACGGCTGACTGTCGAACAGTTCGAAGCGCTGCGTTCGCAGATCGAGGAGAGCCACGCCGGAACGATGAACGCCGGGCGGCCGATGATCCTGGAAGGCGGCCTGGACTGGAAGCCGATGAGCTGGACGCCGGCGGACATGGACTTCATCGCCGGCAAGCACGCCGCGGCGCGGGAGATCGCTCTCGCCTTCGGGGTCGCCCCCCAGTTGCTGGGTATTCCCGGAGACGCGACCTACTCCAACTATCGCGAGGCCAATGCGGCCTTCTGGCGCGGCACGGTGGCGCCTCTGGCGCGGAAGACGGCGGCGGCGCTGACCGGATGGCTGGGCAGCCGCTTCGCGGGAGCGACCATCGTTGCGGACCTGGACGGGGTCCCGGCGCTGCAGCCGGAGCGTGACGCCCTGTGGGCGCGTCTGGAGGCGGCCAGTTTCCTGACCGACGAGGAGCGCCGGCGGATGGCGGGAGTCGGCGCGTGATGGAGATGAGAAGGGTTCCGGTGGCGGTGATTGCGGCGCTGGCGGTGCAGACCGCCGGAGCGCTGGTCTGGGCCGGCGGCGCGGCGGCGAGAATCGCCACCCTGGAGGATCGCGTCGGCGAGCACCGTCAGGTGGCCGAGCGGCTGGCGCGCCTCGAAGAGCAGAGCCAGGCGACGCGCGCCGCCGTCGAACGGATCGAAACGCGGCTGGAGCGCGGTGGATGACGGGAATGCTGATGACGGTCGGGGAGACCGCGCCCGATGCGCTCGCGTCCGGCCTCGGGGTCGAAGGCTATGCATCGCTCTGGGGCGTGGCCGATCTGAACGGCGATGTGGTCGCCCGGGGAGCCTTCGTCGCGAGCCTCGCCGCCAGTGAGGCTCGGGGCGTTCGTATGCTGCGCCAGCACGAGGGCCGCGCCCCGGTGGGCGTCTGGGACGACATCCGTGAAGATGATCGTGGACTGTGGGTGAGAGGCCGGATCATGGACTGGTCGGCCGAGGCGCGGTTCGCCCAGGCGCTGTCGCGCGCGGGCGCGCTGGACGGACTGTCGATCGGATTCCGCAGCCAGAGGGCGCGGCGCGACGGGCGGCTGAGGGTGCTGGTCGAGGTGGACCTCTGGGAGGTTTCGCTGGTGACGTTCCCGATGCTGCCGGGGGCGAGATTTCGACTGACCGCGGGTCGCCCCGCGTGCGGCCGGAGCGGGTCAGGCCCGCACGAGACGCTTTGAGGGGCTGAGCCCCCGATCCCAACCGCACACCGCGGTTCCTGAAAACCGGAGACACCATGAAAGAGACCAAGACGGCCTCGGGCACCCCCGAGGCGCGCGCCGCCATGCATGAGATGATGGCGGCCTTCGAAGCGTTCAAAGGGGCGAACGACGCCCGGCTGGACGAGATCGAGCGCAAGGCCTCGGCCGACACGCTGCTGGAGGAGAAGGTCGCGCGGATCGACCAGGCCGTGAGCAGCGCACAGGCTCGGCTCGACCGCGTGGTGAGCGAGGGACGGCGGCCGGGGATCGGTTCCGGGGCCGGCGACCCCTCCACCGCTGCGCGGCCACCGTCCTACGGTGAGGAGAAGAGCGCGTTCGACGGCTACCTGAAGACCGGCCAGTCCTTCGGCCTGGAACTGAAGGCCGGGCTGTCGACCGCCTCGAACTCGGCCGGCTATGTGGTGCCGGAGCAGACCGAGCGGGCCATCGATCGACGGCTGATGGCGGGGTCGCCGATGCGCGAGATCGCCAGCGTGCGCACGGTGGGCGCGGGCGTGTTCCGCAAACCGGTTTCCACGGCGGGCCTGGCGGCCGGCTGGGTGGCCGAAACGGCGGCGCGACCGGAGACGGATCCTGCCACGCTGGCCCTGCTCGAGTTCCCGTCGGCCGATCTGTACGCCAGTCCGGCCGCCACGCAGAGCCTGCTGGATGACGCGCTGATCGACCTGGACGAATGGCTGGCGTCGGAGGTCGAGGACGCCTTCGCCGCGCAGGAGACGAGCGCCTTTGTGACGGGTGACGGCGTCAACAAGCCCAGGGGTTTCCTGAGCTATGACATCGTCGACGAGGCGGACCATGAGTGGGGCAAGATCGGCTATGTCGCCTCGGGCGCGGCGGGCGCCTTCGCCGCCTCCAGTCCGACCGACCGGCTGATCGACCTGGTCTATGCTCCCAAGGCCCGATACCGCCCCAACGGCCGCTTCGTGATGAACCGCAGGACCGTCTCGGCGGTGCGCAAGTTCAAGGACAGCGACGGCGCCTACATCTGGCAGCCGGCGCAACGGCCGGGGGAGACCGCCAGCCTGCTGGGCTACGCGGTCACCGAGATCGAGACCATGCCGGACGTGGGCGCGGACGCCGCGGCGATCGCCTTCGGGGATTTCCAGCGCGGCTATCTGATCGTCGATCGGGCCGGGGTGCGGGTGCTGCGGGATCCTTATTCCGCCAAGCCGTACGTCCTCTTCTACACGACCAAGCGGGTCGGCGGCGGCGTGCAGAATTTCGACGCCATCAAGGTGATGAAGTTCAGCGCGACCTAGTCGCGCGGGGGCAGGGGCAACAGGCAGCAGGCCACAGGGAAGGGGGCGGGGCGACCTGCCGCCGGCTCACTGGAGCCTGCTGCCGTTCTTTCAAGGGGTTTCCAATGACCGCACCGGTGAGCCTCACCGAGGCGAAGCTGTTCCTGCGCGTCGAGCATGATGCCGAGGATGAGCTGATCCAGACCCTGATCGATGCGGCCCAGGCGAGGGTCGAGGGCGACGTGGGGCTGGCGCTGATATCGGCCTCGCCGGCGCCTTTGCGGCTGGCGATCCTGATGCTGGCCCTGCGCGCGTATGAGCGGGGCGAGACGGAGATGCCGATCCAGCCGGTGGAGGCCTGGGTCGCGCCCTATCGCGTGGTGCGGCTGTGAGGGTCCTGGCGGGTCTGTTCGATGGCCTCGAGAGCCAGACTCCGTACGGGGGGCGGGCCGTGAGCTGGGAGCCCGTCGGTTCGGCCTGGCTCAAGCTCGGCCCGCTGCGGCGACGGGAGAAGAGCGAGCCCGGCGGCGCGCGGGTCGTCGAGACCCTGACCGCTGAAACACGGGCCGATCTCCGCCTGACGCCGGAGCGGGTGCTGAGGTTCGGCGGCGCCGACTGGCGGATCCGGTCATCGGAGACCGTCGGCGGGCAGGCCATCCTGAACCTGGAGCGGACGACATGAGCCACGAACTGGCCCTGCAGAAGGCGCTGATCGCGCATCTGGCAGGCGACGCAGGGGTGCGCGCTCTGCTGGGCGAACCGGCGAGGATATGGGACGCGCCGCCGGCCAAGCCGGGTTGTCCGTACCTGCTGATCGGGCGGTCGGAGAGCCGGCCAGTGCGGGCGGACGGGGGCGGCGTCGAACATGCGTTGACGCTGACGGTGGTGTCCCGGTTCCGCGGCACGGAGGAAGCCAAGGCCGTGCTGGCCGCGCTGCGGCTGAGCCTGACGGACGCCGCCCTGGACGCCGACGGGGTGCGCACGGTCAGCCTGAGGCTGACCTTCGCAGATGTCTATCCGGCCCGCGACGGGCTGAGAACTTTCGCGGTGCTGCGTGTGCGCGCCGTCACCGAGGAGGACTGAAGATGGCGGCGCAACGCGGCAAGGACATCCTGTTGAAGATCGAGAGCGCTCCGGGCGAGTTCACGACCGTGGCCGGCCTGAGGGCCCGGACGCTGTCGCTGAACGCGAGGACTGTCGACGCCACCGATGGGGACAGCGCCGGGCGCTGGCGGGAGTTGCTGGGCGGCGCGGGGGTCAAGTCCGCCGCCGTGGCCGGCCAGGGCATCTTCCGTGACGCGGCCTCGGACGCGCTGATCCGGGAGGCGTTCTTTGACCAGACCGCCCGAACATGGCGGCTGATCGTGCCGGATTTCGGGACGCTCGAGGGGCGGTTCCTGGTGGCGGCGCTGGAATATGCGGGCGAACACGAGGGTGAGGCGACCTTCGCGATCAGCCTGGCCAGCGCGGGCGAGCTGATCTTCGGCGCCGCGTGATGGAAGCCAATGGCGCGAGAGGCGAGATCGTCGCGGTGCTGGCGGGAACCGAGCGGCGCCTGTGCCTGACCCTCGGCGCCCTGGCCGCGATGGAGACGGCCCTCGGTTGCGATGGCCTGGACGCAATCGCCGAGCGGATGCGGTCGCTTTCGGCGCGGGACCTGACGATCGTCCTGGGGGCCCTGCTGAGGGGCGGGGGCGAACGCATCACGGCCGAGGACCTGGCTGTGATGGCGATCGATCCGCGCGAGGCCGCCGAAGCGGTGGCCCGCGCCTTCACGGCCGCCGCGTGAAGACGCCGTGGGGTTCGATGCTGAGGCTCGCGGCCCGGCTGGGCCTTCCGCCCTCCGCCTTCTGGCGCTTGTCGCTCAGGGAATGGCGGATGCTGACCGAGACGCCGCCGGCGCCGGAGCCGCTGCGGCGATGCGAGTTCGAACGAATGGCGGAGGCATGGCCGGATGAGCGACGAGCCTGACACGACGGGCGTGGACTCCCTGCCGCGGCGGGCGGCCGAGGCGGCCGCAGCGCTGGAGGCTCTCAAGGAGCCGGCGGAGAGGGCCGCGGCGTCGATCGAGACCGCATTCGACCGGGCCGGCGCGAGTCTGACGCGGTCGCTGGCGCGGGCCGCCGCCGACGGACAGATCTCGCTGGCGGAGCTGGCGCGGGCCGTGCTCGCCGCCGTCAGCGCTGCGGCGGGCAGCCGGGCCGGCGGTCTGTCGAGCGTCATCGCCCAGGCCGCGGGATCGATCTTCTCGGGCGCCCGAGCAGATGGAGGCTCCGTCTCGGCCGGCGGCGCCTATCTGGTCGGCGAGCGCGGGCCGGAGGTGTTTCGTCCGGCCTCGCCGGGTGTGATCGAGCCGATGGCCGGGGCGGGCGTCACCGTCAATGTCCACGTCGATGGAGGGGCGGAGGCCCTGCTGAGGTCAGAGGCGCAGATCGCCCAGGCGCTGGCCCGGGCGGTGTCTCTGGGCGCGCGGCGGCTCTAGTCCGCCCGCTGGTCCCGCGGAACGATCGAGGAGAATTCTCATGGCCTTTCACGAGGTGCGGCTGCCCGCGCGACTGGCGTTCGGCTCGACCGGCGGCGTGGAGCGGCGCACAGAAATCGTGACCCTCGGCTCGGGGTTCGAGCGGCGTTCCACGCCCTGGGCGCACGGCCGAAGGCGGTACCTGATCGGGGCGAACCTGAGGTCCCTCGACGACATGGCGACGCTGACCGCCTTTTTCGAGGCGCGGCTCGGCCGGCTCTACGGCTTTCGCTTCCGGGACTTCGCCGACTTCAAGTCCTGCCTGCCGGGCGGGACGATCACCCCCGCCGACCAGAGCCTCGGCCTGGGGGACGGAGCCCGGACGACCTTCGAACTGAGCAAGCGGTACGGCGAGGGCGAAGAGGCGGTGACGCGCCGGATCCACAAACCGGTGGAGGGAACCGTGCGGATCGCGGTGGATGCGGTCGAGCTGGAGCCGGAGGCGTTCGACGTCAACACGGCGACCGGAGTCGTCACCCTCGAGGCGGCGCCGACCGCCGACGCCCCGGTCACGGCGGGCTATGAGTTCGACGTCCCCGTCCGGTTCGATACGGACAGGATCGAGGTGACGCTGGAAAGCTTCGCCGCGGGGAGGATGGCCGCCGCGCCTCTGATCGAGGTGAGGGTCTGAGAATGCGCCAGATACCCGCCGAGCTGGCGGACCGCATCGAGAGCGGAGCCGCGACCCTGTGTCATGCCTGGCTGCTGAAGCGCTCCGACGGCGTGGCGGCCGGCTTCACCGATCATGACCGCGATCTCGAGGTCGAGGGCGTGCCCTGCCGGGCCGCCAGCGGCTGGACCGTCGGGGCTGCCGAAAGCGCCGTCGGACTCGCGTCCGGGTCCGCCGCCGTGGCGGGCGTTCTCGACGACAGCGCAATCTCCGAGGCGGATATTGCTGCGGGCCTGTACGACCGCTCACAGGTCGCCCTGTGGAGGATCGACTGGCGACGCCCCGACCTCAAGGTCCGCCTGTGGGTGGCGACCTTGGCGGGCATACGCCGGGACGGCGACGGGTTCGTCGCTGAGCTGGAAGGGCCGATGGCGGCGCTGGAGCGCGTGGTCGGCCGGACCTATGGTCGCGATTGCGATGCGCAGCTGGGTGATGCGCGATGCAAGGTCGATCTCGGAAGCTTCCCAGGCCATGTATGCGACAAGCGCTGGACGACCTGTGTCGGCGCCTTCGCCAACGGAGCCAACTTCCAGGGATTTCCTGATGTTCCCGGCGACGATTTCCTGACCGCTACGCCTGTGCAGGGCGGGCGCAACGACGGGCGGAGCCGGCGATGAGGGCGCGAGCCGTGGCCGCCGCCCGCACCTGGCTGGGGACGCCGTATCGGCATCAGGCCAGCGTTCGGGGCCAGGGCGCCGATTGCCTGGGACTGTTGCGCGGCGTCTGGCGCGACCTGTGCGGAGCCGAGCCCGAACGGTCGCCGCCCTATCGGCCGGACTGGGCCGAGGTCGGTGGGGAGGAAACCCTGCTGCGGGCGGCGCGCCGCTGGTTGAGGGAAATTCCCGTAGAGGCCGCCTGCGCCGGCGATGTGCTGCTGTTCCGCATGGCGCCCGGCTGTCCGGCCAAGCACTGCGCGATCATGAGCGAGGGCGCCCTGTCCGCAGGAGCGGAGCCGCGCATGATCCACGCCTACTGGGGCCGGTCAGTGGTGGAGAGCTGGGTGGGTGCGTGGTGGCGGCGTCGGCTGGTTGCGGCCTTCGCCTGGCCCGTGCGCGGTACTGACCGGGAGATCGGCTGA